CGTCATAGACGAGCTCGCCTGGAGGAAGCTGAAATGTCTGATCTACTGTCAGCGTCAAACGGATGTTTCCATCCGTGGCGGGCGATACAACGAGGGTGGTAAAGGCGATGACAAGCGGCCCGGTCCACGCTTTGCGGATTTCAGCCCGCACAGTGTGCCCGGTTAGGTTAAGCGCGGGAGCATTGCACCCCGTCCCTGTTTTCAAAGAAAGATCCAAGCGGTAATCTTCACGCTGGATTATGTTGATCGTGTATTTGCTCATTCGATGTCTGGTGTTTGCGGTTGCGGCGGCGCGGTGCCAGCTGGAACAAGCGGCACGATGTTGCGTTTGCGTAGCTCTTCATTGTCGCGCTGGACTTCGTCCCAGACGTCCACCGGGTCGCGGCCCATTTCGCGGATCACGTCAGATCGTGACTTGAATCCTTGCGCGACAGCCTTCTCGTTCGCCGACTGTTCTGCGGCGGGATCAATCCACGACCAACGCCGGCCGGTGAACACGACGGCTTTGTATTTTTCGAGACGCTCGAAACGGAGCGGCTTGCCTGCGATGAGGATCGACTGCGCAAGGAGCTGGTATTCCAGCCAACGCTCGTAGATCGGCACGCAAAAACCGGAGATGAACGACTCCTGCAAGCCCTTCCAAACCTCGCGCTCGTCAAGTGCGCCTTGGCGGATGCTGGAAAAATTGACGCTGGTGAGGTCGCTGGCGAGGTTGTTGTAAGAGCACCCAAGGCCCGAGGCGATGGAGCGGAGCATGACCTTCTCGAATTGTTCGACCGCTGCGTCGGGAAATTGCGGCGAGTAGGGAATGAACTCGCGGTTGCCGATGTTCTCAAAGACGCCGGGCTCGACATCCATCGGGAGGTCTTCCACGTCTTCGGGGTTGGCGTCGGGGTCCTTGAAGAACCCCATCTTCGCGGCGCCCGCGCGTGCGTTGACAAGGGCGGCGTCCTCGAACCCTTGAAGCATCCGCATCCGCCAGAGTGCCGTGCGGCCTGCTGGGAGGCCCCGCTTCTGGCCGACGATCTCGGGCAAAAACCAATGCACGATATTCCGCGCGTCGATGACCGTGTAATCAATGCCGTTGTGCGACAGGTATCCGAGCTGCTGCTCGTCGTAGTTGCGGAAATGGTAGCTCACGGGGCGTCCCAGAGCGTTGAACTCGATCCCGTGGCGGATGATGTTTCCGTTCGGAAGTTTCTCGTATTTCTGCGCGTCGAGCCGAACGGGGTCCATGAGTTGAACGCCAATGCCAAACGGAAGACTCCGGTCGTAAACGATGTTCGCGATGACCTCGCCGTCAGTTGTCCATGAGGACAACGCCAGCCGTTCGAGGTCGGCGCGGGAAATTGTCCCGGTGACATCGAAGTTGCCGCGCTTGCTGAAATTGTAAAACGCCGTCTCGATGGCTTCGCTTGCCACGGTGTCCATTGTCCCGTTGGGGTCGCGGATCTGCGCGTTCAGCGAAAAGCCAACCGGCCCCGCCACGTTGTCGCGCACCATCTGCACGAATTTCCGCATGTGATCGGCGTCCTCGCGCATCTGCCGGGAGCGGGCGACGGCCTGAGACCAGATGCGATAGACAAGCGCGTCGGCGGTGTATGGCGTGTTGACCCATGACGAGGAGAGCCGAGACTGGTCGGCAACCTGCGTCATGCGGACCGCCGTAGCTGGCGCGGGCCTGCGTTTCCCGGAGGGCTTCTGCTGCGAGGAGCGGAAAAAATCGAAAAGGCCCATAAATTAGATGCGGACTGCAATGCGCGGCCCAAGTGCGGGGATGTTCATGTCCCGTCGTGTTTCAGCCTGTAGCCGATTGCGCCAATACGAGAGGAGCTTGAGCAATTCATCGACCGAGTAATTTGCCAGTCTGCGGTTGTTGATCTGATATTCCCGCACGATCTCCGACGCCGTGCCGGCAAGCATTGCTTCGATGTTGGCTACCGCCTGCGCGGCGAGGCTGGTTTCAAATCCGGAATCTCTGACTGTAAAAGCCGAGCGCGAGACAACGCTCTTGCTGGCGTCTGGCATGGTTGCCCACACCTCGAGCACGTATCCACCAGCGGGCCAACTGTCCGTCTCACTCGTGGCACTCCATTCGCCACCTTGGTTTGTCGCGGAAACTTCAATACTCAATGGCCCATGCAAACGCACCGCCACGGCGGACGCGCCAGGAACGGATGCGGAAAGAATGAATGTCTCGCCTCGGATGAGTTTAGTCAGTGTCGCCATGCGTTGACAAAGCCCGCGCGTCGCCGCGTCGGCCTGTGTTTTGATTTGCTGGCACTATCGGCCTTAACCGGTTCGGGGTCTTGTGCGGGTATTTCATGCACTGGTGGCTTTTCCCGCAACTCTGCGGCCCTCGTTTTGAGCCGATAGGCGATCTTGTCGAACTGCGGGGCGCGGAGGATCAGCGCAGCGAGCGCATAGACGCGGCAATCAAGCGCCTCGTTCCGTGCCTTGTCCTGCTTCTTCCATTCGCGGCGAGGGAAACCCTTCACGTATCGCGTGATGAGCTTCTCAGCCGTAAGTTGCCGGAAATACTCGATCGATCGGCCGGCTGGGAAGTGGCAGTAACCGGGCCCTGGGCTGTCGATCTTGAGCCGACGCATGATGAGTGACTTCGCTTGGTCGACGCCGACCATGTAGAGGTCGATCGGGCGCTTGGTTTTCTTGCCACTTCGCTTTCGTGCCGGATTGCCAACGATCGGGATGCCTTCGCCCCCCTGCCCTTTGACGCCAAACACTCGGTCGCCACGATGACGCTTGACATACTCGTAAACGCTCGATGTGTTCGATCCGCCGGTGTCGATGCAAGCCGCCTCCACGACCATTGAAGCTCCGGACTCATGCCGCCAAGTTTTGCGAAGGTAGTCGGTGAGGTCGGTCCACGGCGAACCCTGCGTCCCTTCGGGGATGTCTGGGTCGCCAAGAATGACGTGGTAGTCGACACTCCAACTTTCCTCGCCCCCTGCCCATGCTACAACTTCGACCTCGAGGCGGTCTGGTTGCGTGTCAATTCCGGCAGTGAGCACAAGCCCCCGCCCGGGCACGTCGACGCCCTCGGGATAGGGTTCACACCGCTCAAGCAGTTCATGTTCACCGACACTCTCGCCACCGTCTTCCCATGTTTCGCCGAGGCTCGTGTTGACCCAGACTTGCAATGTTGACGGGTCGCCTTTGGCCGCGAGGAAATCTTGCGCGATTTCGCCGAGCCGACGCCACGGCGAATACGCTTCCCAAAGGTGGAACCCTGCGATTCCAGAAAACGGGGCGGTTGCAATCCACCGGCCCTTGCTGACAGCGACGTTCTTTTGTGCGTTGGTGATAAACTTGCCGCACTCGGGGCATTGGAGCACGGCTTTCGAGGGGTCGCCTCCTGCCGGGGTCTTCTCACTCCACACCACGTTGCCCCACCGCAGAACGTGCATGGCCCCGCAGTGCGGACACGGCACATGAAACCGTCGCTTGTCGCTTCGCTTCCATTCGCGCTCGATCCGCGAGAACCCCTTCACAGTCGGGGTTGAAACGAGCATGATTTTGCGGTTCCAAAAATTGTTCGTGCGCTTGATGGCAAGCCCCACCGGGTCGCCTTCGGATCCGGCGCTTGCCGGGTAGCGGTCGACCTCATCGAGCAGGACAACCCGGATCGGGCGCGATGCCAGCGAAGCAGGAGACTCTGCCCCGGCAATGGTCAGGTGCCCGCCTGGAAATCTTTTGTGCAGGGTGGTGTTGCCGCTGTCGCGGCTTCGAGGGTCGGCGACTTTGACCCGTAGGCTCGGAGTATCGCGGATCATCGGCGCCACGCGGTCTTTGGAAAACGCCTCGCCCATTTGTTGGTTTGGCTGGACAACCATGATCGGCGAGGCGTCGAAATCGACGTAGTAGCCAATGGCGTTGAGGATGATTTCGGTTTTACCAACCTGTGCCGATGTCATCATGACGACCTGCAGCACGTTGGGGTCGTTGAGTGCGTCCATCGGCTCGCGCTGATACTCGGCGCGGCTGGTGCGCCACTGGCCTTTTTCGGCAGCCGCTTCGCCGCTGAGCTTCCTGCGGTTGTCAGCCCACTGCGAAATCGTCCACTTCGGCGGAGGGGCCCAAGTCTTGGCGATGGATGCTGTGAGATCGGCGACCGGGCTCACGGTGCATCGGTTTCGTTGCCCGCCTCCGGTTCCTCAATGACGGCGTCCGTCATCGGTTGGTCGAGTTGCTTTGCCACCACGTTCTCGGAAGGGTAGGCGCTCGCCAGTTCTGCCAGCGCCTCGTGGATGCCCTCGGTCAAAATGTCGAGGCATTGGTTCGGGTCCGATATGTCCGCGACCTTTGGCGCGACTGCGGTCGGGATGGCGAGGAGGCGGGATCGCGCGTTGGCGATCATTTCGTTCATGACGGACGCCACGGCGTCGGCATCGTGCACGGTGCCCTTGAGCCTCGCAGCAATGACCTCTTGTGCGTCTGCCCGTGCGGCGTAAAGGCGGGCTCGGTGGCGCTCGTAGCTGTCGGGGTCAATTTCGTCGGACCCGCCAGAACGACCAGCGGCGCGGGCTTGCAGAAATGCAATGTAACCCTTCACCGACTCCCAGAACTGATATGTGCCGTGCGCCGTCTTGATGATCGTTTGCTGTTTCGCCAGCTGTTGAATCCGGACCTTCGTCACCCCAAACAATTCGGCAAGGTCGTCCACGCCACAACTAGCGTTCCTCAGATTGAAATCAGCTGCCCCGGTTGTGGACTCCTCAAGAATGCGCGTCTCGTGCGCTGTCGGTGTTTTCCCGCTTTTTATTTTTTTCACAATGTTGGCAACGGTTGCGGCTTTAATTTTGGCCGCATCGTCAAGTGTGATTTGCATTAGGATTTCCGAAAGATGACGATTACCTCACCTTGTTCCTCGGGTGTGTTGGTTTTGTTGTTTCTCATGCCAGTGCCACGCGTCTCGACGTATGCAAGTCCGCAGTCCTTGGCGTGGTGGCGGGCGCGGTCCTCGAGGGGATACGACTGGTTGCCAACTTGCAGGGCAAACACGGCGCCGGGCTTCAGGGCGGCAGACGCCTTCCGGATGAGCACCGCATAGAACCCGACATCCCACGCTTTGAAATTCGAGAAAACCGCATGGCTTTGCTTGGGCCCTGTGTATTGCTCAACGTCGAAATACGGCGGCGACGTGAACGCAAAGTCGAACGAGCCGGGCGCGATGTCGGAACGCTCGAAACACTCCTCCACGGTCTCGGCTTGTTTGTCGGGAACGTGCGGCAAAAAGTCGGCGATGATGTTGCGGACGCCCGCGGCCGTCTCCGGGCTCGGGTCGAAGCCAAGATATCGGCCTGCCTTCGAAAGCAGGAAGCCCACGAGACGACCGCCCCACCCGTGGCAGGGATCAAGCACGGCCCCGCCGGCTGGCGTGAACTCGTCGATCAGGTTTCGTGCGATATCGGCGGGGAAGTCGAGAGGCAAACGACACCGAAGGACCGGCATCCCGGTGCGAAGCAAGGTGTCAAAGTTACTCTGGTCCTGCAAAGCCCAGCGCAGCGCATTGGCGCGAAGGCTCCCGTCCGCGACACCGCGAACAAGGTCGGCAATGCTGCCGTCGTTCCCGCTGACCTCGATCCGGTGAGGGTGGTATCCGCTCAATGCCCAGCGCGGGAAATCAACGCCGGTGAAGAGCGAGCGAAGAAACCGGATCCTCGCAACGGCTCGCGTTGCATTTGGAGAAACAAGCCCGATGGATTTGAGCGAGGCCAAGTAACAAACCAACTCCCTACACCAGTCGCGATACGCCGCATCCATCGCCGCGCCCTGTGCCTCGGTCAATTCGATGGGCTCGTCGTCTGGCGGCATTTCGTCGGCTGGGTCGTGGGGCTTGAACGTGCCGAGAATGCTGTCGAGGTCCGGCCCCTCGAACCCCAAGCCCTCCATGTCCACGCCCATCTCACCGAGCGCGTCGATCTCGGCTTGCAGGATCTCGGCGTCCCAGCCTCCACCGATCTCGGCAAGGCGGTTGTCGGCGAGAATGTAGGCCCGGCGCTGTGCCTCGGTCAGATGGCCCAACCGAATGCACGGGACGGCGTGGAGCTTCAGCCGCTTGGCTGCCATGACGCGGCCGTGGCCCGCGATGATGCCGTCGTCCAGGCCAATCAAGACCGGGTTGTTGAAGCCGAACTCGCGGATGGAGGCCGCGATTTTTTCGATTTGGTCGGAGTCGTGTTTTTTCGCGTTGGCCGCAAATGGAACCAACGCATCGGTCGCAACGTGCTCAATTTTCATGTTTCAAAGCAAAGTTTGGTTTTCGGCCCTGACCCTAGTCACTTTTGGCGAGTTTCCGTCCACC